ACAGGCTCGGCAACACCAACCTGGAGCATCTTTGATAGTGGTGGCGTTCCTGTTGGCCAGCCATTTCCATATGCTGTCGTCTTCCCGATTTTATCGCAGTCAGGAGAGGATTTGAGCTTTGGCACTGATGCGGTTGACTCCTTCGTGCAGATTAGCGTTTTCACGCAGGTAGGTGCAAGCGGTGGCTTTTCTCAGGCAAGAGGCATATCCGCAAGGATTTATGCATTGATGCAAGAGAAAGCGCTAGATTTGTCGTCAAGCGGATTTAACCAATACTTGCTTGTATTCGATAATGAGCAGGAAATATCGCAGTCTGACGGCATCACACAGCTTATTGCCACACGATGGAAGTTGCAAACACAAGGATAGAACATTGTGAGTGATGGACTTGACGCTATCTTTTCAGCAATGGATGCTTACGTTGCGAATCTAGAAAACAAGGCCGGTCAGGCTGTGCAGGGTGCTGGCATCGAAACTCAGGCAGAGGCCAAGAAGACTGTACACGTCGATACAGGCAGGCTGCGATCTAGTATACAGTACGCAAAGTAAGGGAAGATGAAATGTTCAGTAGGCACTAATGTGTTCTACGGGCCTGATCAGGAATTCGGGACATACAAGATGGCTGCTCATCCCTTCCTATTCCCAGCAGCATCAACAGCAGGACAGCATCTTATAGAAGAATTAAAGAATTTATAGATAGGAGGACAATATGGCTAAAGCTGGGTATTCAGCGACGATTACTGCTGGGGGAACCGTAGTCAAAGAGATAAAAACCATCGACTATTCGCCAAAGGTAAACACCGACGAAATAACCTCGTTCAGCATGACGACACCAGGAACTGAGGCGCACATACCGACAACATCGACTGCAAGCATCAAGCTGTCTGGACTCAGAAACACGACCGATACAGGGCAGAATGCTCTCAGGACAGCATTTCGTAACAAGACAGCGGTCGCAATTGTCCTGGATATCAATGGTGACGCATCGGAGACTTATTCAGGCTCGTACTGGGTGACGGATTGGGGGACAAAGCTTGATCCAAAGAAGGCAAACACTCTCGATGTGACCTTACTTCTCAATAATGGCGAGACGGTCGTTTGAGGTAATTTATGGCTACAGCAGGATACAATGCAACAATACGTGCAACATCACAGCCATCGGTAGCTTTTACAGATGAGGCAACGAGTACGAGTGACCAGCTCACGTACTCGATAACGAACGTAGCAAAGCAGTTTCTTGATCGTGATATAGCGGTTGTGACCCAGGCCCGCTATGACGAACTGCAAAGCGTCACTATTACTGGCACCCCGACCGGCGGAACGTTCGTGCTCAGATTTGGCGGACAAAATACATCTGCGCTTAACTGGAACTGCACGTCATCACAGATGCAGACGGCATTGCAAGCACTATCTAGCATTGGCTCTGGTAATGCCCTCGTTACAGGTGGCCCAGGACCAGGAACTGCTTTTCAGGTAGAGTTTACAGGCACCCTAGGGTATGCATCGCAGGCGCTCATCACACTGCAAACAAACAGTCTGACAGGCGGTTCATCGCCAAGCGTGGCTATTGCGGAAACAAAAGCAGGCTCAACCTGGACCACGATTACGACCGGATTTACGCTCTACAAAGTCTATGCTCGTGCTGTCTTCACTGTAGCGCAGGCCGCAACTACACAAGTAAGGTTCCACTCAGGAAACTACTATGTCATCACGACGATTGGCAATGCCTCAAACGGCGAGTTTGCAGGAAAAGTAGCGACCGATGATGTGACTGTCTTCTCAACGGACGGCAGTGAGTCCACCATCCCCACGACATTCTCTGGAACGCTCAAATTCTCGACATTCCACATCAGCTCAGCACGCGTAATATCGCTTAAAGCACGTGATTTGCTTATCCTTGATGTGCAGGAAAGCGGTGGGGATATCTATACCGGATACTGCTGGGCTACTGATAGCAATATCAAAATTGATCCAAAGAAGGCCAATCGCGAAGATTTGACCTTTAAGCTTACAGATGAATTTTATTCAGCGTAGGAAGAAAAAGTATTATGGGCAAAGTACATGGATTACGAGCAGCATTGTTCAATCGCAAGCTGCAAGAATTCCCGATTGATGATCCCATTCCTGGACTAGAAGAATTTACAGGGCAGTTCTCTGTTGTCGAATTGACCGGAACACAAACATCACTTGTCAACAGATTGGCTGTAGTGGAGGACGGGACAAAAGATCCTATTCTTGCACAAGCCGCCACGGTGTGCATGGGGCTTGTCGAACGCGAAACAAAAGAACGCGTTTTCTCAGATACAGATTTTGAAGGAGTGGCAGGCTTTGGGCTTTCCGTCCTGAAGCCTATTGGGGACCTGATCGGGCAAATATCAGGGCTTGATCAGAAGGGATTTGAAGAGACGAAAAAAAACTATCAGAGTCGCCACGCGAACGCTTCGAACTCTTCCTCTATAGAGAACTTGGAGCAGCAGCAAGCGGGCTAGATGTTGAAGAGTTCTTTGATCGGATGAGCAACCGACAATTTATGAAATGGCAAGCACTATACCAACTTGAAGAAGAAGAGCTAGAGGATAAGCTAGAGAAACAAAGAGCTGAGTTAGATGTATAAAGGGGATAAATGGCAGACACAAGCTTAGGAAATATGTTTGTCAGCTTCTACGCTGATACAACGAAACTCCAGGAAGGGATATCGCAAGCCAAGAGCCTTCTGAGCGATTTTAGCTCATCGGCTCTTGACATGTGCGACAACCTTGCCAGCCGTTTCGGTAATATTGGCTCCCCAACGATCGACACAAGCGAAATCACGAGCGGATTAGTTGAAGTAACCAGTGTGGCTGCCGTTTCATCTGATGCTATTTCAGAGGTTGGAGATGCCTCAGACACGATGTCCGAGAAGATTGCAGAGGCATCTGGGACTACTACAGGATTTAAAGACAGTCTGGCACTGATCGGCAGCGCTACTACGCAACTAGCTCAGAATCTTGGAGGCGTGCTCGCTGGCCGTCTAAGCATTCTTGGCAGCGGCATAGTGGACGTTGCACTAAAGATGGGCAATGCCGCATCAGGACCGATCAATAATTTTATTGGGCGCATCCAGAATGTCTCCTCTACAATCAGCGGCGTTGCCTCTAACGCATTTGATGCATTATCAAGTCGAGTGCAAGACATTTCGTCTGTTGTTGGTGGTGTTGCGTCTAGCGCGTTTGATAGGTTTTCCAGTGGTGTGCAGGACATTGCATCAAATATCAATGATGCCGTATCAGGCCCGCTCAACGCTTTCTCTAATGGTGTGCAGCAGGTAGCCTCGAATATCAGTGAGGCTGCTTCAAATGCACTGGATAAATTCACGAGCGGCATTCAGAGAATAAATTCCACTATTAATGATGCCGTATCAGGCCCATTAAATGCTTTTAAGAGTGGTATACAGGATATATCTTCTAAAGTTAGCGACGCTGTATCAGGTCCATTGAACAATTTTACCAGTGGAGTGCAAGATGTCGCGTCAAAAGTTGGTGATGCCGTTTCTGGTCCATTTAATCGCTTCATCAGCAGCATCCAAAGCTTTGCATCAGATATCGAAGAAGCGGCTAGCGGTCCGTTAGCAAATCTTATCAGCGGCATTAGGAGTCTTTCATCGAATCTCAATGAAGCCGCTTCAGGACCATTGAATAGCTTCAAACAAGGTATGTCTGACATGAGTTCCGGCATGGGAGGCATGTTTCAGCAGGTGCTCACCGGATCAGGGCGCATGGAAGGTCTTAAAGCAGGTTTTTCTAGTGTAGTAAGTGGGGCTCAGAGCTTTATCGGCGGCATCATGAACGCAGGTTCGAGCGTGATGGATTTCGTCAGCAATCTCGGATTTGGCATCATGAATCTCCAGATCATTGGGCAAACAGCCATCTCAACTGCTGAGCAACTTCTAGGCCCTGCCGAGTCTGCTGAAACTATGGAGACGGCATTCGAGACGCTGATGGGATCAACAAAAGCTGCTACTGATGAGCTCAACAAGCTTGACGCATTTGCATCAAAGACACCTTTCAAGACGATGGACATTGATCAGGCCGCCTCTCAGCTCATTGGTTTTGGAGTGAATGCAAAGGATGTAATACCAGATCTAACGTCTATTGGTGATGCACTCTCAGCAGTGGGCAAAGGATCGGCAGCCAACCTTGATCAGATAGTCAATATCTTTGGCAAGATGCAGACGAGCGGCAAACTTACAGGCCAGGATATGCAGCAATTTT